TCGTCATTCTCAAAGTCTGCTTGCGTGTAGCGCTCCTCGTCGCCTGCTATCGTGCGATAGATGCGCACGGTTTCGCTCTTTTCTTCGACGCGGTAATACTCGGCCACATATACCACATCCGGCGTGCACCAATCAAACTCGTATTGGTGAATCACTTTAGGCCAGCTTGTCGGGTCATCTCCCCACGTATCTTTATACGCCTCGCGCGTCATAGCCGTGATAACAAAGCAGCGTTTAGCGTCCGCCTTGTCTTGGCGCTTCGCCTCTAGGTCAAAAAAGACCGACGAGTCTGCATCAAAGATAGGCTCAATGCGGATCCGCTGGCGGTCGTCCTCCGGATCCTCGTCATCCTCGTAGACAGTGCGCAACCGCCATGCACCAATACCGCCACCAACCGATTCTTCGAATGCATTGTCGTATGCCTCATCCGCAACGCTGTCCTGTTCGTCGGCGCGGTACAGTCCGTCTAATGTGTCCGCCAGTTTGTCGCGCGACTCGCCATCTTTGCTCACGAAATCAACGGTAATGCGATTGTTTCGGTATTCGTTAATGATTCGAATAACCGCTAGGTGAATCTTATTCACCTCGAATTTCGGCTTGTTCTCGTACACGTCAGCGAGCGGGCCTTCCCATTGGCTACCGGCCAGGCTGTAAAAGCGGCGATCCTGCAAGCATTGCAGGCGCTCATCACGAAGCGCCGACTGAATATTGTCAAACTCGGTAAGCGCCTCAGCGTGCAGATTGGCTAGTTGCTGTTCTTTGGAAATTCTGGACATGGCATTCCTTATTTTGTCCGATTGTCTCACCATTTGTTCATTACTGGCAACGGGGTGAAACTTGTCACTTTAGACGGTTGTGCTCGTCTCACACTTTCGCACGCGTACCGCAGCGCATCAATGACGTGGTTCTTTTTGTCCTGCAAAACTGGCAACACTTTACCTGTGAGCGGATCGGTCTTAAAGCTGTAAAAGGTCAATTCGTCAATAGTGTGCGTGCATCGAGGATGAACAACGATATCGTATGATTTTAGCCACTCAATGCCTTCTTCAACCGACCTCGCGCCTTTTACCGCGCCCATGATCTTAGGGAACCCGTTCTTGCGCATGTGGCTAATTGTCTCAGGACGAGAACTATCGGCCACGATAGGCCATTTTTCTGATTCCGGCACCGTCATGAATAGCTCAGGCGTATTGACAATCTCGCAGCCCACCATAAACGCCTCGTAATCGATATACAGAGTTCGTCCTACAATGTGGCAGCGCACCAATGTTGTCGGGTCAGTTGCAAATCCCCAGTCAGCCCCGAGTCTGTGAACCGCATCTTTTGGCGCTTCAAACTCCTCAACGCGCCAGTTATGAAAAACGCGAGCACTGCTATTCTGCAGATATCCACCACGCCAGACGTGCGCATATTTGTCTGGATCGCGCCCTCGGTCGTATTCCATCTCGGCGCGTAGCACGTCTGGAAACCACGGGTTGTCGTCGAAGTTGACGGCCAACACAACCGAATCGGGAGGCGGCTTCTCGCCACGCAATAGCACATCAACCGGGTCCGTCGACTGGCTCGGATTCCACGTGAACCAGAGCTCGGAGCCAGGCTTTCGGATCGTCGGTCGCAGCAAGTCTAGGCTTCGCTGTGACAGGCTCTGCGCCTCCTCTACCCACGCGCAATCGTAGCCTTCCAGCGACTTGATCGAGTCGGCTGTGTGGTTCTGCATGCCCTGAAAAATAATCATCCCATCGCCGCGCTTAGACTTGATGCACGCCTCCTGCACTTCGAAATACGCGCCCGCATTCATCTGCTCAATCTTCAGCTCTAGCAGGCGTTTAACAGACTGAGCCAGCGATTTCTGAACCTCACGCACGCATACACTGCGCCGCTTCTGGTCCATGATGTGCGCCTCGATTAGCATCTCGGCGAAGGCGTGCGATTTCCCAGAGCCGCGCCCACCATGCGCGCCTTTATAGCGTGCAGGTTCTAGCAGTGGCAGAGCCCATTCTGGCGTTTCGATGCGTAGGGTCGTCATAAAAGATTAGGCTGCACTGCGTTAATGCGTGCGCGGGCCAGCGAACGCCAGCAGATGCCCGCCCGGCTTCAGCACGCGCATGCATTCGGCCCAAACGTCAACGCTCGGCACGTCATAGTCCCACCGCTTACCCATGAATGACAGGCCATATGGCGGGTCTGTCACCACGGCATCGGCGCTGTTGTCCGGCAGCGTGCGTAGTACCTCTAGGCAGTCGCCGTGCATTAGATTGATCACTTCTTCACCACCACGCGCTCTATCTTCTGAATCGCCAGCGGTCGATCTGGATCACCGCTTAGCTCTAATTTGTCGCCGTATTTTTTTGGCGCGAGCTTAGAAAGCAGCCACTTCCTAGAATCCACCTGCAGCCTATGCTTCTGCACTGCCGCCCAGTCTTTTTTACCGTCTGGCTGCTCTCCGACCGTCTGATCGCTCAACTCCATGATCTCTTCGGCAATGCGCTCTATCAGGTTGTCTCTAGCGCATGCGTACCTGTCAGCTAACGCCGCATCCTCATTTACCCACGCAATAAACGTGCTGTGCGCAATTCCGACCTTCTGGCAGGCTTTAAACAAACTCAGACCGTTATGCATGCCATCCAAAACGATTTCGGCAAGCTGCTTTCGATCTTCACTATCTGAGCGTGTGCGTTTATTAGCAAGCGGCCTCTTTTCCATCAATCAAACTCCTCACAATCTAAAACAACACAATTTCACACATTCCACTTGCACCTAATATTTGCATGCCCTATAGTTGACACATCAACGCAAACAAACAAGGAGAAAAAAATGCATCAGCAATACATCCTCAACACCACCGGCCTGCAAGCAATCAACGAATTCGTCACAAAGCACTCAGCCTGCAAAATCCCCACCGCGCTTTATCAGAACGCAGAGATGGAGCGCAACACCATCATGACGCAAGGTTACCCCGGCCTGATAACAATCGACAAATTCATCAGCAGAGACGGCAAACAACACATTCTCTCACTAAATCCAGACTGGTTCGAGATTAACACTGGCGACGAATAAAATAATTTACGACGCAAGGTTAAAAACCTTTTGACCCTGCAACGCATACAACCGCACCACTAGGAAGGCGCTTACGCGCAATCGTCTGAGCCTAAACAAAGCCAGCTTAAAAAACGCAAAACGCAAAACGCAATAAGAAGTGCAGCAAGTATTTTGTAATCTTTTGCTGTCATTTTGAGCTTTCCTCTTTTTCCAGTCTATTTACCACCAACTGCGAATAACCGCAGATGTCAACCCAATTATCAAGGTAATTCGGATCTCCGTTCAAAATGCGCGCGACCTTATGCTGGATCATTTCCAGCGCCTCTCTCTGGTCCTCTGCGAGCCGTTCCCACCCTGACCTCGCGTACATCACATCTTTAAGCGCTTGGCTAATACGCGCATGGTTCTCAAAAGTTCCGTAGCGAGCCTCGCGGCCTGCAAGCATCTCATTTACGTTAATTGTCTGATTCATACTTCCTCCCTGTGGATAACTTTACTGTGTGCAATGTTGCTGCTGGATACGGTTTTCCGCTGCATCGATTGGTAACTCGTAACCCCCCCTAAAGGGGGGGATTACGTTACATTACCAAATTCGCTGCTTTTGCCCCGGTAACTAATAACGTTTTTTTACGTTGCGATTACCAGTTACCGACTATCATGCTGTGGATAACCTGTGGATAAATAATGCTCATCTCTCTGATTTCCTAATCATCATGGCGCTAGCCTGAGCCTCATCGATAACAATCCAGCCATGCTCGAATGCCTCGATAATCTCTGCAATTAGTAAATCTGCAATAGGTTTACCCGGCACGGATGGCTTCATATACTGTTTTGCCGATGCCTCGCTCACCCCCATTTTTTGTACGAAATAGTCCATCATGGCGGATCTGCTAATGTACGGCATGCCGCTTCTCTCCTCGGCACCAGATGCCCACCAGGCGTTTTCGAAGGTCTTTCTATGGCTATCTACCTTCCCGTCTTTCTTGGCGGGTTTGGTTGGCGCGGCAGCTTCAACAACGACCGCGCTCGTCACCTGCTGCCCATCCTCGTCCATCCAGCCTGGTATTGCCACGGTCTGAAGCTCAACAAACACCGTCTCGGCCATCTCTGCATCTTTGCTTTTGCGCTGCACGATCTGCATAGGCTGATCGTCCTTGCCTGGCACAATGCTGATTTCAATATCCAGCGCGCCACGCCATGCGCTAGAACCTCGCGCCCTGTGCTGTGCCTCGTCTGACACGCCTGTGTGATGCACCAAAGTCACGCTGCACTGAAACTCGTTCATAAGCCGGTTGCAGGCATCAAGCATCGTTTTTGCATCCTGCGCACTGTTCTCATCTCCCAATAGAAACCGATGCAGCGTATCAACGACGATTACTGCTGGCTTTTCCGGGAGTGTGCGCAAACTATCAACCACCCTCATATACCCGGCTGGCGTGTTTAAATCGCAGCCATCACGTGATAGCCACATTGAGAGGCTGCAGGCCTGGTGGTGATGTTTCCATGCTGCGATACGCCCACGCAGGCCGTGGTGGCCCTCTCCGGCCA